AACCATCAGTAATAATGGATACAAAATATCATGAAGAGATTGAGACTCTTTACACCGATTTAGTACTTCTAAGAATGTATCATGAAATGGTCGATTATTATAACAAGGCCTCTCATGGATTTCAGATTGAGGATCTTGAGCGAATCCCTCATTCACGAATTAATGATGAGTACAAAAAACAAGGCGGCAAACATCAGCCCCTTACAATTGGAAGTTTAAAGCGTGCCCTTATTAAAATGTACCGCGACCCAGGGACGGGTCTTTTATTAAAGGATGATAAATGAAATCAAAACGCGAGAACCGTATCGCCAGAAAAAAGCGGTTTTACCAAGACCTTAAGGACGAACTGGCAAAGAGGCCTGACGATAAAATACTGAAAAAACAAATTAAGCGGTTTGAGAGTGACCCGGAAGTAAAGGAGACCCATGAGTAAGAAGCAAGAAGAGATCTTAGCCGAAGCGATAGATATAATTAACGAGAAGCCGTTTTTGAAATGGAACTATAAAATGCAATATAGAAATAAACTTCATCGGCTCGAGGGCTCAGTTAAAGCCAGAACAATGAAAGATGCCATAACTTTAATTGTCGATGGTACTGATGAACATATATTGGATCTTTTTAGTCTCAAAATAAATGAAGACGGCCTATGGTCGGACTTCCAAAAGACACTTGACCGCTTTGGCTGTGATTGATAGGTAGAAATAATGAAAAAAACCAAGAAAGCATTTAAGAAATTTGAGCCCAAAAAGCCTGAAGTAAAACTGTCGAAACTTGAGGCCGAAGTGTCCAAGTTTAATTCTGATTTTGTTAAATACTGCAAAACCAAAAAGGGCGGTGATAAGTGAAAGCAAAAATGATTGAATTTCCAGACCAATTAAAGGCCAGAAAGATTCCCGCCACCTACGTTCAGGCATGGGTCGATGACCGGCTGTGGATTCCCGTATCCCTTGACCTAATTCGACGTAAGATCAAAATTAAGGAGTTTTTGGAGCTTTGTGTTAAGCTATACATCATGAAGTACCTACCAGAAACGGCCAGAAAGCTGGACCTTAAATAGGGGGTTACAATCGGGGTAACCAGAAATCGAGAAGTCGGTCTAAACCATGAAGCTGTATTCGAAAAGCTGGCTCAGCTCAACGGCTATTTCGTTATCAAAAACCATCATACATGTAGGTTCCTGCCAAACGGACACGTCCAGGTTATTAAGGGCCAGCTCGATTTCACCCTGATCTCGTCTGAGGGTCAGGTCGGCTTCTTTGACTGCAAATCTTATATAGGGCGCGTCAATTTCTCCCAGTTCGATGAGAACCAATTAAAGCGGGCCATTCAATACAATCAATTAGGCGTCTCCTCCGGGTTCATAGCCCACTTTAGAGAGTCCGATCAGGTAGTTTTATTAACCGGGGCTCAAATCGTCGCCAAGGGCCCGAGAAGCTCGTTTGGACCGGAGGATGGGATAGCCCTGGGGTCGGGGTACGATTTTAATGTGAAGCTGGCTATGAAGTTGATTCCCCAGAGCGATGGGTTATAGGCTTGCTGAGAACAGTAAAGGAACAAATGTACCCTATTTTCATTCCCTCAAGGGGCCGCTACGAAAACAATATAACGGCCAATATGCTTTTGAACGTCTGTCTGCCGTTTTATTTGGTTGTTGAGGCTAAGGAATATCAAGCATACGTGGATAAATTTGGTAAAAAGAGGGTTCTGAATCTAGGCGGTAGTGACTATGGAGGGGTGGAATTCGCCCGTAACTTTATCAAGAAATACGCTAAGGAGAAATTAAAGGCCAAAAGGCATTGGCAATTGGACGACGATATTGGCGGCCTAATGGAGGTACAGAATAGGGTTACATTAAGCACAGATGTAATAAGGATTCTCACCAAAGCAGAAACGTTCGTAGACCAATTTAAGAACATCGCAATCGCCGGACTATCGAGTAACGTATTTGGTCGTCTTTCAGAGCAACCTGTCAAATTCAATAAGTTCGCCTATACCTGCATGTTAATCAAATCTGACCTTCCTTATGAATGGATTAAAGGAGTGGAGGATGATTTGGATTTTAACCTTCAATGTCTGACCGCGGGATGGTGCACAGTTCAATTTTCGATGTTCCTTTTCAAATGGACAACAACTGGGACTCTTGCCGGTGGCTATACCGATCTGTATGCGGAGGGCCGACGGCTTAAACGACAGCAAAATACCCTAAGAAAGTGGCCTCAATATTTAACCAAACTGGCACCTAAAAGCAGTGGCGGTTACAGGATAGTTACGAATTAGGTTTGGAAAAACTTTAAACACCAACCCATAAAGATAAAATGAACAAATCCCCAGGCCGGCCATTTTCAAAAGGTGTATCTGGTAACCCAGGCGGTAGGCCTAAAATGGACCCAGAGCTTAAGGAGCTCACCCGACTGACCGCTGAAGAGTTTATTGGTCTCTGTAACCGATTCCTTAAAATGACCATAACTGAGCTTCTTGAGGTCACAACGGTAGGTAGGGATCCAGTTTCAGGCAAAGAACTACCAAACCTCAAATCAAACATGCTTGAAATGTTGGTCGCCTCAATTATTCGAAAGGCCCTAGTTGAAGGGGATGAGAAAAGGCTTAATTTTCTTTTGGATCGAATGGTAGGCAAGATCGTTCAACCTTTAGAACACATGGGTAGTATTAACTTGGAAGAGCGAGAGGTCATAGAGGTCTCTTTCTCGTGGGGCAATGAAACAAATCAAGGTCAAATTCAGAACACCGACCCGGCCACAGGAAAAACTTAGACAATCCACAACTCGATTTAACTTTGGGGTATGGGGTCGACAGTCTGGGAAAACCACACACGGTACGGAAAAGATGCTTTGGAAGCCTCAAATGGGCCCAATCTACGGCATTTATTGGTATGTCCTTCAGACCTATGGGGCAGCAGAAGTAGCTTTTCGTCGTTATTTGGATTTTTATCTTCAGTGTCGGGACCTATTTGAAGACCGTCCCCATTTTTCTGACCTACGATTCAGACTTAAAAACTCAGATCGATATATTTTCTTTAAATCAGGCCAAAACTACCAGGATTTGCGTATCGAGACCCTTAACGGATGCATTATCGACGAATATCGACAGCAGCACCCAATTCTGTGGCCTCAAATTATCCGTCCAATGTTGGGTAGAACCAAGGGCTGGGCTGATATTTTAACCACCCCGAACGGATACGATCACTCTTATGATCTTTGGCAGTCCGTTGAAAATGATCCTGAATGGACTAGGGTTCAGGCACCATCTACAGAGGCGTGGTGGTGGACTCCGGAAGAGATCGCATCGGCCAAACGATCAATGACTGAGGCTGAGTTTGCACAAGAGATCGAGGCCGAATTTAGAGACCTCACTAAGGGCAAGGTCTACGTCTGTCACTCTAAGAAAAACCAGCTGGATTATACCCCATTTATTACCTCAGATCCTGAAAGACTGGTCAGTGATAAATACCCCATCTATTTGGGTCTCGATTTCAACCTAAGCCCCATGAGTTGGCATCTGGGTCAGTGTGATCGGGAAAAGTGGTATTGGTTTGATGAGATTCACCTTGAACGCTCACATACTCAAGAGGCTACAAGGGTTCTGATCGACAGGCTGAACGCCATTCGCGATCGAGGGTTAATGAAATGGGAACCAAACCTTGTGATCTGCGGGGACGCTACGGGATCTGCGGGTCAAAGGGCGGCGGCCGCACAATCTGATTATGATATTTTATTGGCAGGTCTGAGACAGGCCGGGTTCACCTACGACAACCGAACCCCTGCCGCCAATCCACCGGTTAAGGACAGAGTCCAAACCATGAACGCGCGCCTTAAATCAGCATCAGGAGACATCACATTTTTCTACAATCCTGTTACTTGTCCGGCACTTAAGAAGGACTTTGATCGCGTTGTTTGGAAAGCTGAAGGGGTTCTGGATGATGGGGTTATGAAGGACTTGACGCATGCTTCGGATTCGGTAGGCTATCCAGTAACTAGAATCACGCCGCTTAAGTCCATACTCAAAGAAGTGGGTAAGCCAATCGTGATCATCCGCTGAAAGGAATCAAATGAAATATTTATTACTCCTGACATTAGGTTTAAGCCTGAATGTTTTCGCCGCAGACAATTTTGATGTCACAACCACTGGAGACGGGAAGGCGATAGTCGGCCAAATGCTGATTAGCTCCTCCACCCAAACCTCCATAGCTGGCTCAGCATCAAGTTTCAGCTTGCTTTCAGCACTTACCGATCACAGTAGGGGAAAGTATAAAGTCTACAACAGCACAAATAAAAACTGCTACATCCACGAAGGCAGCGGGGCCGCGACTGCCACTAACGGTTTTCTTGTGATGGCCGCAAGCGGATACTACGAAGAGACCGGAGCCACCTGGCAGGGCGCTGTGACTGCAATTTGCGACGCCGCAGTTTCAGGCAATTTGTTTGTGACTGAGGAGAAGTAAAATGAAATTACTTTTATCCCTATTATTATCGGCAACGATTGCCAGAGCCGCTTATTATCCACCACCGACAACCCAAGCTGTCTCATCAGTCAACGGACTTACTGGCGCTATAGTTCTCAGTCTCACGAATATCCAAGGCCTAAACAATGTCTACGTAGACGCTTCAAACTACACCACGATTGCGGCGGCGATAACCTACGCTGAGTCTTTGAGTGCAGCCAATAGCAGTCCTGGAGTTGGTATTATAGTTCCAGCAGGTCAGTTCACTGAAAACGTGACCATTCATAAAAACGTTTCGCTCTACGGAGCTGGGATTTCCAATACCTACATCACATCGGTCACGATCAGGCCAACTTCAAACAGTGTAGCACCTCAGACAATTACCATCAGTGACCTGTCGATCAACAACGCCGCAAATACTGGCTTCCTAACTGTCGATAACCAAACGACTTCTAACAGTGGTATTTATAATCTGTCTATGCTTTCGACGAGCGGTTATACTGCCTTGGGCGGCCTGACACTTAATAATGTTGGTGTTGGCACAATCATAGCCAATAACATAACCAATTTGAATCTGTTCAACGTACAATGTAGTGCCCCTACCGTGACACTTCTAAACGTCAACATCGTTGAGATCACTGGCGGCTTTATCAACTCAACTGTCGCGATCAACGGAAACGATGCGGGAACTGGGGCAGCGGGAACCTCAACCACAGTCTATATAGATACCGGCGTAATGATCGGAGCTATTGCTGTCACGAAAGTAGGCGGAACAAACAACCCTAGGTTTGTAGCGACCAATTCAGAACTCGCGGCAATTACTATCGGAGCCAACACAGACGTAGAAGTTACCGGCGGAACAAATGGAGGCAAGAGCGGAAGCGCTGCTACGGTATGGAACTCGACGTCGCCCTATACACCTGCCACCGCAGGCAATTGGCCGACAGTTCCGGCCAGCATTGATGCCGCTCTCGATAATTTAGCCCTCACAAGAGTCAAGTGGGATGCTAACCACGCAGTGGCATACACTCTGGGTTCTGCTTCAAGTGTCGGTCTGGCAATAACAGAGGCTTCAAGCGCCACCGGGGATGCGATTCAAGTATTTGATAGCGGCCCGAGTAAAAGATGGTTCGTTCAAGCGAACGGATCAATGACAACTCTGGGAGACACAAGACTTCAAGGAAATACAAATCTTGGTCAGGTCGTAAGCATGAACCCAGGAGACACCTACCAAATTACAGTAACAGATAACGGAAGCCCTCACGCTGCTGGCGCGTTTGGTGTAAAACCTCAGAACGATGCCACTATGGGTTTTGGTATTCGCGGCAACTCGGCCACACAGTCTGCTAATCTCCAGCAATGGGAAAAGAGTGATGGGACGGTTTTGGGAGCAGTGGGACCAAATGGAGGATTTCAAGTTGCTACTATTGCTGCCCGGCCAACATGTGCATCTGGTATTCGTGGAATGATGTGGGTTGTGCGCGCGGGAGCGACTCAAGACAAATTAGAAATTTGCGTTTTAGAATCCGATGGAACCACTTATGATTGGGCTTCAGTAGGATTGACGCTTTTATAGGAGGAATTTTTATGGTTAAAATCACAGCAGCAGGTCCATTGAAATTAGACATGCCACTTCAGTTTGATGCAGATACAATTTTGAAATGTTTGACTGCCGGTAGAACTGCAATTGGAGCTTCGGCAACACCCGAAGAGACTGCAGTAATGAATGCTGCTATTGACGGACTGAATGCAGCTCCGAAAATAGATTAAGGCTTTTTAGAAAAGGAACATCTTGATCCACGTCGTCGGAGATAGAGGACAACTCGGAAAATCAATCCTTGCCACCGGAAAGGCTATTCCTGCCGGTGGTATAAAGAGCGGTGACATTGTGATAAATTGCGCCGCAGCGACTAACCACAATATTTGCCAGCATAACGCAGATAGAGCTTGGCATTCAAATATTGACTTAGTTCGCCAGCTTGTAGACACTTGCAAACGGTCAGACGCCTTTCTTATCCACATATCCACAGACTACGTTTTCAATAAGGAATGGGCCGGTAACCACAGCGAAGATAAACAACCGCGCCCAATTCCTAAAAACGTATACGCGATGACCAAGTGGATAGCCGAAGAGTACCTAAGAATATGCAACTTCGACAATTGGGTTTGTATCCGAACGTCCTGGCTCTTTTCACCCTATAGAACCTCTGAGTGGCTTAGCTTTCCGACGGTGTGGGATCAATACGGCTCTCCGGTGTGGACTCCAAACTTTGCGGATGCCCTTATCAACTTCTGCGAGAAGATACATGTCGTAAACAAAAAGGACTTCTACCACTTCACCACCAACACGATCACCTCACGTCTTGAACTCGCAGCTCACTACAAAGAAAAGCCAGTGCTCACGGTTCGATGTCCGGCGGACAGACCTCATTGTTCAGCCCTATTGAATACAAAAATTGAATGGGAACCGAAGCCTTTCACTCCAATGGAAGTGATTGATGCTTATAGGAAGGTACATCCTTGGCGGGGGATCGTGTGAGTGATCTCCCGGAGAAGATGCGTCTAGGCAAAACGAACATTGGGAAGAAACAGTGCAGTAGTTGTGGGGTATGGAAACAGCCGGCAGAGTTCTACAGACAGCTCAATCCTACAAGACCAAGGCGAATGCAGATTCAGTCTAGATGCAAGGTTTGTAGTAACGAGGAACGCTTGAAAAGGTATCATGAAAAAAAACATAAATCATCTCCGTAGGCTGAGTGAATTGTGCAGAATAAAGGGCACGATGACATGCAACGTTTGCATGGAAAAGAAGGACCCAAAGTTTTTCTACAGAGATCGAACCACTTGTAAGCTATGCTGGAGAAGGAGAAAGCGATATGAAGATTAATGCCAATACAATAAATTTGTTAGTCATATTTGGAATGGTTATTTTTGCTATCTGGAGCGATGACTACCCGAAGGCAATTTTCTTTTACCTAGTCTTGAAAAACGTAGAGGAAAAACTTTGAAGGCCAAGAACTACTACAAGAAATTCGTTAACGACCGCGATCTTGCCCTTGAAAAGATCCTCAGAAATGCACGCCTTCAGATTGCCGACGTATCCAGAGGAATGTTCCTATTCCTTACTCACCATTATTTGAGTAACAATAAATTCAGTACCGTCCATCACCAGGCGGCGGTATCAGCCCTACAGATTTCAGACATCGTTAAAGCCATGAGACGAAAGGCTTGGCTACTCACGGTCTCGAGTGAGGCTGAGGTAATGAAACGGATCGGTGCTTCAGACAAATCAATGATCAATGTGAGGCACTGCCCGGTCGAGATCCTAAACGACGAGTTCGAGGCCGGTGGAACCATACACGACAGGGTATTTCACTATCTGAACAAGATCGTCCGGAAGCTCGATAACCTTAAGGCGCTCCGGGAGCTCCAGGGCAAGACTTTAACCCCAGATGACATCAAATCATGCCTACCGAGGCCAAAGTTCATTAGGGGGCCACGGATGGCCCTCACCAATCTGAATAGGCTCCAAGAGGCCAACGAAGACGATTTAAACGATATAAGTGATGACGAACCAGCCAAACCGATGGTGATGGACTTCATAACCGAGGATCAATGGAACGACATCCTCGACGACTACAAAAACGAGTACATTCCCCAGACACGTGGACCTGATACCGTATTCGACGATAAAACCCTTAGAGACCAGGGGATAGAGCCCTCAGATAGGTACGAAGACGTAACCTACGGGTGGGAGATCGAGCAGGACGTTACTCACGACTTCGTTCAGACCGTGAGAATGGGTCAATCGGATGCGGCCAACGAAATGGGCGTGACTGATATGATTTGGATGGCTGTCCTGGACTCCCATACAGACGAGTGCTGTGATTGGCGTGACGGGCTCTTAACCTCTGAGATTGAGGCTGAGCTTAATAAGGGCGGGCACGACGGTGAGGAATGCGACGATTCTGAAGACGGGACTGTCCCGCCTATTCACTTTAATTGCCGATGTGCATTAGCTCCTGCAACGGATGACCTTCCCGATCCACCGGAGTCAAATATTGTAGATTTTGAAGACTGGCTGAATTCTTAAGATTACGATCTTGATTCTAGCAAAAAAACGTCCCGATTCACGGTATCTAGGTTCGGGACCACACCATCAATGGGCAATAACCGGAACATCAAGACAGCGACGTTTCAACGACAGGAACATGCCCGACCGCTGCGAATATCCTCGGACGACTTATCAACAAACTCCAGCCTTTAATCCACTTGAAATTGGTTCTCAACTCTGTAACGATTCAGTCATTGTAAAGGACTACCGCTGATGGGGAAGGATTCCCAGAAGGTTCCAAAAATACCTAAAAAGGTATCTGCGCTTGAAGTTGGCACGCCAAAGGTCATAAGGCCTTCGTTTAAGATTGACGATGAGACCTACGCCTTCGACGATAAGTTCAAGCCTGCGTCTGATTTAACCCCCGAGTCAGTCCATACAACGGCTGAACTCTTTGGCCTTATCGAAAAGCAAGCCAAGGAGAAGACTAAAAACCCGGTCGAGATCGACGCCAGGGTTCTCTGCTACAATAAAACAAAAAAGAAATTTCAGATAAAGCGCTACCAAGAGACCTCAAAGTTAATGGAGGCGGTCAGGAAGACGGATGCAAAATTTAAGCTTCGAGAATCCAAGTCTCGCAAGTCTTTCATGGAGTTCGACGATTGGTTTGGTGCGGATGTCGGGACGGGAGGCCGTGAGGACATCAACGACTTCACACCCCTATTGGGTGGACCGTTTTTCAAGCAACTCTACCAATATGACTACATGCGGATGCACTCGGCCTGCTTTTATGCCTGGCACCACGATCCATTTGCAAAGTTCATAATCGAAGTTATCCACGACTTCTGTCTAGGTAAGGGATTCACAGTAGAATCTGATGATGATGATAGCCAAAAACAGTGGGATCTCTTTCAAGAGGCCAACGACTTCGAGAAAAGGGTGGGGAACTTCCTTCGCGAGCTTACAGTCTATGGGGAACACTTCGTTTGGTTCCTACCAGGAATGGACTCAAAAATAGCATTTAAACCGTATGCACCGGGACAGCCGGCCAAAGGTAACATTCCTAGGGTTAGGCTCATTGACCCGTCAGCCATCTGGGACATCTGCACGATGCCGGACGACATTGAACAGGTGCTTTTCTATCAATGGATCGCGCCTACCCAATATCAGACCTACACGGCCCCGGGAGTACCCACCACCAAATTCATTTTTCAACAGATACCAGCCGACAACGTTCTTCACTATAAGATCAACCACGCGGACGATGAGAAGCGGGGCCGATCGGAGTTATTCGCTATTCTTGGATACCTAAAACGACTCAGGGACTCGATCAACTACTCAGTGATCAGTATGCAGAAGGCCGCCGCTTGGTCGATAGATACCACAATTGAGGGGTCCCAATCTGACCTCGAAGCCTATGCGGCCGCACAAGTCACCCTAGGGACAGTCCCGCCTGCAGGCTCTGAATTCATTCATACCAAAGCAGTCGCAAGGGAATACCTGGATAATAAGGCCGGTGGCGGCCACAGGTCAGAAACCTTTGAATGGGTACTCTCAGCCATTGCCGCAGGTAGTCGAATACCCATCCAGTACTTTGGGACCCACCTTTCTGGTCACGGTACTCGGGGGAATGCTGTCGTGGCAACGGAGCCAGTGGCTAAGTTCTTTGAATCACGCCGGGAATTGGTAAAGCAAATGATCATGGATGTGCATGAGAGGATCACCGGGAAGGACTGTGAAGTCAGGTTCCCTGAGCTGATCACTCAAGATCGTTCTCAGAAGATCCGAGATACAATTAGCATTTACCAGGAAGAGATTTTCTCTAAAGAGCGGGCTTCGTCGATTATTGCCGAGGAAATGCAGCAGGACGAATTCGAGTATGACCAAGAGCAGGCACAGATCCGAAGTGAACCTTCACCGATCATGCCAACAACTATGGGCACGCCTCTCACGGCACCTCCGAAGGCGGCGGGAACTCCAGCGACACCGAATTCAGGCCTGAACGGGACTCAAAAAGCGGGGATTAAAACCAATGATCGCACCTGACACGTCGTTTGAAGAGTTTAGAGATAACCCCAACAAGTTTGGGTTCCCCACGTTCGAGCAGTTCCTTAAAAACAAAGATCATTATCTCAGGTACTACAAAGAAACAGCGAAGCTCGACATGCTCGACAATGGTCCCACGCAAACTCGAATGCAGATCAGGAAACAGAAATTCTACGTCAATGGTCACTTCTGCCGGAACCTAGAAAAGGTCCAGCATATTGCCGAGTGTGAAAACATTGACCTTAGAGTGGTCACGAACGTTCAGCTCATCGATGTGGGCGGAAACATGTGCGACCAGCATATTTGTTTTGACAAAAAGAAGGAGCCTAAGAATGGCCTTATCCTCGCGCCGTAACACCATGGCAAACCTTCTCAAAAAAGAGGCTGATGCATCCTCATCTCAACCTTCTCTTTTCTTTGTTGGTAGAAACAAAATCAAAGCTTTAAAAGCCAAAAAGGATGCCAACGTCGAAGCTATTGTCGACGAGTGTTTACAGGCTTTCGAGGAAGCATTCGGACCTCATGATCTTGAATCTGAAATAGCCTGGAGTCTTTCAGAGAAGGACGTAAACGCTACAAAGTTTGATGTGATTCTTATAGAGTCAGGGCTTGGTAACTTTTCAAACTGTGCCTATTACCCAAATGAATGCCTGAAGGCTTCTGCCGGAGTATTTGAGGGGAAGAAAATCTATGCCAACCACCCATCACAATCCGAAGAGAATGACAGACCAGAGAGAAGCGTTAAGGACATCCTCGGACACTTTGAAAATGTTCGTTACCAAGAAACTAACGGTAGGGGCGTGCTTAGAGCTACGCTCGTGGTTACACCAGGTGAATCACTGGACTGGGCAAAGCAACAGTTCCTACACGCCATTAAGTTCAAAGAATCACACCCAGATCAAGAATTCATAGGCCTATCAATCAACGCCGAAGGTGATTTTGAAGAGCGAGATATTGAACATATCATTGCAACCGCTCCTCCCGATTGTATTCCAAAGCTAATGACCGCCAAAGAAAAGGGAATCTACCAAGTTAACTACGTTCAGAAAATCGAAAACGCTACCTCATGCGACCTGGTTACAGAAGCCGGAGCGGGTGGCAAAATTTTAAAACTTTTAGAGGAGGACCTGAAAATGTCCAAAAAAATAGTCAAGGAGGCCGATGACGCCTCTAAAGATAAAGACCTAATGACAAAAATGGTTAAAAAACACATGGGCGACGAAGTCGACGAAGCCACTATGGAAGCTGTAGGTAAAACTTCAGCAGCCTATGAAGCTATCGGTATGGACAAGGAAGCCGCTGTAAGATGCGCTTCCGCTCACCACACAGTTGAAGGCTTTAAGGCCAAGAAGGAAGCTATGGATAAGGCCGATAAAGAGAAGGAAGCCGCGGCTAAAAAGGATGCCGGTGGTGACGATGGTGATGCCGACGACAAAAAAGATAAAAAAGAATCAGAAGTTATTGAACAAGATGCTACGAAAAAACTCCAGGAGACTGAGGTAGTCAAGCTCCAGGGGCGTATCGCTGCACTTGAGACTGAGAACAGGACCTTTAAACTCAACAAGTTGGTAGAGAAAACCCTTGCTGAGTCTAAGCTCCCGCGCTCAGCCACTGATCTGTTCAGGAAACAAATTGTCGATGTGAAAACTGAGAGCGAATTCACCAAACTCTTTGCAGCATTTAAAGAAGGTTTCGGAGCTAAGGTAGTTAGCGATGAAGACGAGAATCCCTTCGTTATTTCTGTAGAGAAGCTTGATCTGAGCGAATCAGAGCAAGGTGATATTGACCTCAGTGATTGTATTGAAAACTAAAAACAGGAGTTAAAAAATGTCTGGAAAAAATACGATAGTTAGGAGCGTAAGACCTAGCAGCGTTTTCGAATCGGCGAAAAACGTTATCTCCAGTGCTGTAAGCTTGAATCAAGGCGATCTAGTTTGCCTTAAATCAAACTTACTTGCACGACCGACCAGTGAAGGAGACGGCCAATACTTCTTGGGTATTCAGCGCGAAACGATTGTATCAGGTGTGATCCCATCACCTTACAATAGTGACGTGACTGCATCTCAAGCAGTAGCCGACATCCCAGGTCCTCAGTTCGGAGTGATTGCTTTGTTGCACTTGAAACCAAGCGACACTTTGAACCCCGGCGACCCAGTTTATTTGTACCCCACACTTACGAGCAATCGTGGTGTTCAAGCCGCTGGAACTAAAATCATCGGGACTTACCAAGGCCCGGCTGTGACAGGTGGATCATCGGATGCTCTTACAGAGATCCCTGTATTCGTTGGTCATCGTTTTCCTGGCGACACTCTGTCGTTCTAATGAAAGGTGGGACAAATGGAAGATAAAATTTACACTCAAGAAGAAGCCCAAGCAATGGCGGCGAAATTCAAAAATCCGAACGTTGCTAAACGGGCTCGTAATCTAAAGACAATCGAACGCGCTCTGTGGGAATCTCCAGAGATAAAGCGAATGACTGAGCGAATGAAGAAATTTCATAAGCTCGACGTTCGTGATGCGAAGAAATTCCCAATCATGGAGGCAGGATTTTCTTTCAGGAAACTGCAAGAAAAATTAGCTCTTCGTGAGGCGGATACTTCAAGCGTGTTTAGTCAGTTCCTAGTAGCTGGTCTTCAGACAATCGTGAACAATATGTATCACATTGATGATTCAACCACGTACGAGGATTGGGCGCACGTTGTGGCCAGCAAGAAAGACACTGAGCCCTATGCTCCAAACCAAGGTGTATCATTTCCTAGCCAAGTTGGACCTAGTGAAGTGTTTCCTGAAGTTGGCGCTGCTGCTCTGAACATCGCTCTTAAAAACTACAAGTATGGAACGATCTATGCGCTTGAGAAAGAACTTCTCGACGACGATCAATCAGGAACCTTCCAAGCACAAGCTGGAACTCTTGGTCAGTACATGAAGTTATTGGGCGAAGTTTGGTCTTATGGAAAATTGGCTTCAGTTTCAGGAATGGTTTACTCAAACCTGAGTATCCCCACCTCTGAAACGAAACCAAGCGGTGAGGACGAGTATCCTTACACAATTTCCACAGACACCTTTATTGGTGGTGGTTACAATGCTCCGGCAACGTACACCCTCCCCACTAAAGCCGCTCTTCAAACCGCTCGCACCACAATGATGAGCCAAAAAAACCTTCAAGGGTTAAAAATGGCCATTAAAGTAAACCGAATTATCGCAGGACCTGCCAATGAGTATGATTTGGCAATCCTTATGAATTCTGCTTACTACCCTGCTGGTGCTGCTGCTGCCGGTGTTACTGGTGGAGCGTTCGCTATCAATCCTTTAAAGGGAATGGCGAATCTCACTATCAGCCCGTACGTGTTCAAAAACGATGGAACGGTTAACGGTGATTCTTTGGCTTGGTACTATTGCGATGACACAAAACCTTTCTTTGTATTCCAAATCAGAGAAGCGGCCACTGTCGAGCAAGAGGCACCTAATGCCGGTCAGTCATTCAACCAGGACATCGTCCGTTTTAAATGCCGATCTAGATTGAACGCTGACTTTATTGATCCGCGTTTTATCTGGCAAGGTAATGACGGATCTGTAACTTCGTAAGTTGTTAAGTTTGGACTCGTCCTTGCTACTTAGTTCCTTTCGTAGTGAGGGCGGGTCTGAATCATAGAAAAGGAAGAAAGTGTTATGAGCAAAAAAAAGGTGACAGTTAAACAACCTCAGCAAAACATGGTGGCGTCTATCGAGATGCCAGATGCCGGGACTCATTCTGAACGTAAGGGTGCAAAACCAAAAGCTATTAGACGTCAATCGACTGCGAAAAGAATTGCTGCTGGACCTGACTTCGTTAGGATTAACGTTCGACATCACATCTTAAAAGAGAAATTTCCAGGCAAGCCATTCATGTGGAATATCGACCGCGTATTTCCATACTCACAGTACGGCGAGCTTCTGGTCGATGAGCCAAGACTCCCATACAATATCAAAGCGTGCCTCGAAAAGGCCGTGATCATGAAGCAACTCAAAATCAAGTACGTAGTGCTTAAGGACGGAACCATTCCTTTGGCTTGTACTGACGACGAGATTGCTCAGAAGGAATTCGGTCTAGAATCAGTGCGCGATAAGCACGGCATTTTTCAAGACGTTGAAGTAGAGGAGCAGACCGCCTAATGGATGCACCTACCGCCAGATCAGAGCTCCGAATACTTATCAGCGATAATATCAATGATAAACAAGCCTATCGAAAGGAAGTTTTCGGAGACATTGACGCTGCAAATACGGTCTACAAGACTCTTGAGGATCGACGGGTAACTGACTTCACTACCGCTGTAGCCCCTCAAGGCGTGTATCTGGATAACACCATTGTAGCTCCAAGCGATGTTATAAAGGACGATGTTGTAACAGGCGAATTCGTTTTAAGAACTGCTCCAGCACAGCCAAAAAAGGTAAGGGCTACCTATTACTCTCAATGGTTTTTGGATGTTGAAATAGATCAGTTTATCGTTTCTGCCTCTCAGTGGTGTTTATCACAGGACGCTATCACTGGAATACCAGACGGGTTAATACCCGCGGTTCTCCATTTTGCAGCGGGAGAGGCGTATCTAAAGCTCTCTCTCAAGTGGGCAAGACGTCTGTCGGAAGAGTTTAGGACTGAGGATGCAGAGGATAAAGAGAGGTTTGGAATAGTTCAGGCCTATCAGGCTTCTGCAAAGGCCGAGAAAGCTACCGCTCAAAACTTCAGACAGAATTATTATCAACGAAACGACCAGGCAAGAGCCCCTCTTTACACAAGTACCGCTGGTAATGTGAGAAGGGTACAACCAAAATCATGAGCAAAGAGTTCACTAGAGTTGTTAATGGGGTTACAAAAAGTCTTGAGGGAATGCTCAATAGGGCTAACCTTATCGACGGCTACCTCGATCGCGTTGTTTATCCAATGTATCAAAATCTTCAAAGAGAGCGATGGGCCAGTGAAAACGCCACTCAAGGTAGTTCCTGGCCATCGCTTCAACCAGCCTACGCGGAAATGAAACTCAAAAGGTATGCTGATTATCCTGGTGGTGGAACTAAGATGATGATCGCCACCAAAAGACTTTTCAATTCAGTTGTGGGTGACGAGGATACGTCAGAGCATGAGAAGGTTGTATCAAACCACTCACTTCAGATTTTCAGCACCACTCCATACGCTGAGTATGCAAACGTAGTCAGAGAGTTTAAAGAGTTTTCGGTAGAAACAATGAGAGAGATCATGTCCGGTATTGTAAACTATATCACTAGGGGTGTGGAATGAATTCAGCCCCTAACCTTATTGAAAAACCTACAGATATGATCATGGCGTTTATCAAAGCCAACATCGCCGAGGCCTTAACTGAGATCAGGAATGAGCGCGGCAACTACGTTGTTTCTACAGAGCCCCCACCTACACAATCGTATTTTATTTACGAAGGTGCAATGGCTTATCAGGCCCCTGGAGTGTTCGTAGTCGCTCAGAAAAATCAAACTCGTCTGGATAGGGGTCAAAGTTTTACCAATTCTCAAGCCAGGTATTGTATTTCGGTCGTGGTAGAGGACAAAGAGAAAGAGCTTTTATCTCGTAAGTCTTGGAGATATCAGGACGCTCTCTACGGAATGCTTCATGAGACCGAGATACGTGATGATGTAAGCCCTATAACAAAAATAGCAATTAAAGTAATAGAACAACGCTTCTCGAACAATTTCGCCTCTGGAAATGAGCAACAGAAAACATTTAGGAAAGAGGTTGCGTTCGATTGCGATGTTGAAATTTGGCAAGGTTTATAAAATTTAATTCTAAGGAGGATTTATGGGACTACCTACATACCCAACAGTGACACCCGGAAACATGGAGTTATCTCCTGCTCAGGTGTTTTTCCAAGGACCAAGTGACAATTCCTACGTGGAAATTGGAGGCACACTAGGTAACGTGGTCATTACAACGAAATATTCAAAGGCTGATATCCGTGCCGACCAATACGGAGACTCAATACTAGATAGACGCGTGTCTGGCTTAATGCTTCAGATCACTACAGAGTTTGCTGAGATTTTAAACAAGAATCTAATGAAATACCTATTCCCTCACGGTGTGATTGCAGGATCGAGTCCTAAGTATTTCAAGTTTGTTTCAAACATCGGAGACGGTGATTTATCAAACTCTGGAAAATTAAAACTCCATCCTCAGGCTCAGGGATCTAACATCCAGTTTGATTGGATATTCCCAAAGGCCTGCGCATCAGCAGATAGCGTGTTTACTTTGTCACCTAAAGACCAGATCAAGGCGAAGATTGTATGGAACGTATTACCAGATACAACCACATCACCAGCCTTGTGGGCAACATTAGGAGATACGACACTCTAATGGAAAAACGATTCGCGAATCTAGACAAGCTGACAGCTCACTCTGCCTCTTTCAAGTTTGATGGAAAGATGTATGAGCTATCGGCTATGTCTTTAGGGGTGTTCATGGAATTCATGAACGCCTGGCGTGAATATAATTTGGCGTTACAAAAGGAAGACCGAGAGGATATGTCAGAGACCATTTTTAATCTGATTCACTCGGTCTGTCCTGAATTCACAATAGAGACGCTAAAGAAAATGACTCTTGCTCAATTGAGTGCCGTCATCATGCTAATTATGGAAACCGTACAGGCTAAAGAGCCTAACGAAGAAGAGATTAAAAAAAAAGTCTTCGAGAGCCTACGAAATTCGAAGATATTCCCCAAGTCGACGCCCTCGCCCTAGTAACCGATTATTGTCTGGCCTTCAGAGTAAGTCATTTGGAGGTATTAAACATGCCTGCAATCACCTTCTTTGCTATTCGTGGCGAGGCTGAGAAACAAAGGCGACAACGAGAGGCTGTTCAATACGCTGAGCTTTGTACTATTGCATCTATCCCACTTTACACTTCAGACTACTGCAATAACCTTCGTTCGATATATTTGGATCGACTTGAAAGCAATCAGGACGTTCCAACTCGTGGGGCTTTAAACCAAGACGATCCACTGGCTATTCAAATCATGAGCGCTATGATTGGAACGGCAAAGGCGGCCTACCATGTTTGAGATTTTTAAACTCGATTTAGATAACGAAGACTTTAAAGATAAATTAGGCGAAGCAAACAAACTCTTAGCTTCATTTGGAACAGGCGATGACCTTGCCGGCCTACTTGAAAAACTCACTACAGGTGCGGAGCTGGCTGCTGCCCTAGGGGTAGCCTATCTTGCGGTTAAAGGTTCAATCGACTGGACGCTTGAGGCTGAAAGTATTGAAAGGGTTAATAATACCTTCTCCATGCTGGCAGAAAACGCTGGCATCTCCGCAGAGGCTTTGAAATCTGGTTTAGAGAAGGCTGCCGGTGGAATGCTGCCAATGACTGAGGTTCTGACTAAAGCCAATAGAGCTATCGCGCGAATTGGAGACAATGCGATCCATCTTCCAGAAATCCTTGAATTAGCCAGAAAATCAGGTCTCGCTCTTGGCAAGGACGTTGGGGAGTCGTTCGACGGGTTGGTTAACGCTATTTCAAGAGGGAACCAACGTGCTCTTATTGGTACCGGTATTACACTAAATTTTACAAAGGTTCTAGAAGCTCATTCTCGTGAAATTGGCATTAGCGTAAATGCAATGTCTGATGCCGAGAAACAAGCGGCCAGGCTTCAGGCGGTTTTAGAAAAAGGTAACGAGATTTATGGTGATGGGATCAAGAATCAAGATACACTCACAGCCACAGCCACAAAGCTTGGCGTCGCTTGGACTGAGTTAAAAGAAACATTTCTTTTAGTATTTGAAAAAACAATCGGCCCAACCCTTAAAACTATTGCACAACGTTTTTTATCTTTTGTTACTGACCTTAAAAACAGAGTGGACATTGAGTTTGGACCAGCCACTAAAGCCTTAAATGCTGATCTAGAAATAATGAATACCAAAATTGAGAAGCTTCAGGCTGGCATTGCCAATATGAAATCTACGAATGCCTTCCTACATTTTGATTTCTTTAATGTCGATGCAGCTCAGAAAAAACTTGATGCGCTAATTGAAAAGAAACACGAACTTGAAAAGACAGTTGGTAATGCCTCACCTCATTCAGGGCCACCCGAAACAACACACGATAAGGCTGATGAAGAAAAAAGGGCACAAGAGAAAATAAAAGCCGATGAACAGATGGCGAAATCAGATGAGAAGTTAGCATCATTGCGAATAGCAAATGATAAACATGTAGAAAGCTCTGAATTTAATGTTTTCGGTAAAACGAAGGAGCTTTATCAACAAAAAGCACATGAAATAGAAGATACCGCCACTAAAGAAAAAGCCATACTTGCTCAGGCTCAGGCTAATAAAGATAAAATTGATGAACAATATGCCAAGGGTACAATTTCTAAATATCAACACGAGCGGCTTTTAGACAATGAAGATTCTATTGCTAAACAAAAAAAGCTTCAACTTGAAGATAAATTAAATGCGGAGAGAGTAGCAAATACATCTAGTACTCTTTCTATATTGGCATCTCAATCAAAATCAAGTAATCAAACAATGGCTGAGATTGGCAAAGCCGCTGGTATCGCAGAAATAGCAATTAAAACTCCTGTAGCAATCGCAAACGCCATAGCTTCAGACCTTCCTTATCCATTAAACTTCGTAGCCGCTGCTATTGTTGCCGCTGCTATGCTTGAACAAGCTGCTGCAATCGGTGGGGTTAACACAAGCGGTGGGAGTGGAGCAAGCGCATCAGTTCCAAGTGCTGGAAATATTGGCGGCGGTGTTTCTGGTGGGTCATCTCCTTCAACAAATGCAACGGCTCAACCACCGACATCTACACCTCAAAAACACGTTATAGTTGCTTTTAACGGTCCAGTAATAAACACAGAACAGACTCGTCAATGGATGGCTGATGTTATCCGGGCCAATGTGGATGCAACTGACTTTCAAATTAAGGAGCTTGGAATCTAATGGCACTTAAAAATAAAAGTCTTCTGCTTTATGGAATACAGGTAACGGTAAATAACCAGGCGATTGATTTTAAAAACGTCTCCATGGGAGTGGAGATTAACGCAACCCTGGCAATTGGATTTTATTCGTTGACTGGGCTTTTAGCAGCTGTTCAGCTTGCTTTAAATGCAGCAGATCCGGCCAACGTATATACGGTTACTTCAGACAGGAGCTTTTCAGGTGGAACGCAAAACAGAGTCACCATTGCCACGAATGGAGCGTTTCTTTCACTCCTATTTTCAAGCGGTTCTCGGAATGCTTCTAGTGCTGGCCCTTTGCTTGGCTTTTCTGGTGATCAGACGGGATCTACCTCTTATCAAGGTACTTCTTCTGTCGGTACTGCCTTAATACCTGCTTTCGTCGGATACAATTATTTAAGCCCAGACTTCTACCAAAGAGTTCAAGGAAATTGTAGCGTTACGACCAGCGGGCTTAAGGAAGCGATTGTTTTTAGCATCATGAGGTTCATTCGAATACAATTCAAATACGAAAAGGAAGCGGACGTTTCAACCAATTGGCTTCCCTGGTGGCAGTGGGTGATTCAGCAGAGACAATTTGATTTCACGCCCGACTATGTTCTTGCTCCAAGCACGTACTACAATGTCACTCTTGAAAAAAGCCCTTCAGATGCCAAGGGTTTAGCTTTTATGATGACTGAAATGCTTCCTTCGTTTCCGTTTCTTTATGACAGTGGTCTTCTCGAATTCAGAGTAAAGGATAACTAACATGAAAAATTTAGTCTTATTTTTGATGCTGCTCACCTCCCAAGTCTTTGGTGGTGGTGTGATCAACGGCCAGGCAGTGAACGCCGCTGTGACAAACGCCGCCTACATTTTCAAAAATGCCAATGACGCCAGCGCCTTCGCCTACACCTATTCTTACAATATAACAGCGAGCACACCAGTTCTTAAGGTCACAGGGACTCCGTACACTGGTGGGACTGCAACAACAACTAAACCATCAATTTTGATTGAACCAACTGGAACCACATCGACCGGGTGGAGCACTGGCGGGACATACCTTGGTATAAATGACAATGGAACGATAACCACCGGAAACTTTCTCGATTTTCAAGCCAATGCAACGTCGTGGTTCAAGATTGATACTGGCGGGAACGTCACTAGTCGAGGCGGTCAATTCACACTTGGAAATATTTCTGCTGGTCGTATTGGTAGGGTTATTTTAAGCGATGGAACGACCGCGGCGGTAACGGTCCAGGCTCCCACGGTCTCATCGGCCTACAATTTCAATTTGCCAAACGGTGCTGGTTCAAGTGGTCAACCTTTATTAAGTGGGGGCGGAAGTTCAAATCCAAATACTTGGAATAAACTTGGCCTTCAGTATGGTGGAACAAATTCGGATCTTAGTGCAACTGGTGGGGCGTCGAATGTTTTAAAACAAGTTAGTTCTGGCGCCGCTGTTACTGTCGCACAATTGGCGTGTGCTGATCTTTCAAACTCTGCCAATTCTTGTTCTACGACTGCGGTCAGTACCAATACAGCGAGTGATATTGTCTTAAGGGACGGGTCTGGGAACTTTGCCGCTGGAACCATCACAGCAAATTTAACAGGCACTGCCAGCAATGCTACTCTAGCCACAACAGCAACAAATGCTACTAATACAGCTATCACAGATGATACGTCTACGAATTCTACGATGTATCCTACCTGGGTAACCGCAAATACTGGCAATCTTCCACAGAAAACAACAAGCACAAAATTAACCTATAACCCATCTACTGGAGCCTTAGGTACAACGACATTTGTTGGGGCCTTAACTGGAACAGCATCAGGAAACACAACGTATACAGCCAACAATCATGGAATGGTTATCTCAAGTTCCACTAATGCAATGACTGTAGTAGCTCCAGACGCCTCAACAACTAAAGTTTGGACAAGTGGTGGGTCAAGTGCTGATCCTTCATGGCAAGCACCAGCCGTTGGATCAACTATAGCTATAACAGATGACACCACAACCAACGCAACTATGTACCCAACATGGGTCACTACAGCCTCGGGAAATCAGTCAATTAAAGTTGCTTCTACAAAATTAACATTTAATCCAAGCACTGGAACTTTAAATCTTGGAGTAGCTACTTCTGCGATTGGAAAACTTACGTTCAGTGGAAATACATCTGGAACTATTACTCTTGCGCCACAAGCCGCCGCTGGTACTTGGGAATGGGATTGGCCTATAACTGCGGGATCGTCCGGACAGGTTCTTACTTCTCAAGGTGGCGCTGGAACCGCAATGACATGGACCTCACCGCTTTCAAATCCTATGACAACGGGTGGTGATTTAATTTATGGGGGTTCATCTGGAACACCTACACGTTTAGCAAACGGAAGTGCTGGTCAAATTCTTTATTCTAATGGGACTACGGCTGCGCCTACATGGACTTCAAGTACTAATGTTATTTCGTCATCATGTGGCTCTTATACAAATTCAACAGGAAGCTATACTGACGTAACAAATCTTACCGTAACAATTACGGCTGACGGAGTGAATCCAATTTGGATTGGAATGATTCCTGATGGAAGCGGTAACGCTAGCGTTGAGCCATCGAGAGGTAGTTCTATTGTTCAAGTGGATAGTATTTTAAAAATAGTAAAGGACCCGTCTGGAGCAAATACTGACTTGGCGCTTTTCCCATTACAGTTAAGATCATCAAGCCCTGATATAATTGAATATATGGTTCCACCTGGATCTTTTTTTACAATTGATACTCCAACCTCAGGATCACATACATATAAATTTCGAGCAGTTGCTACGACTGGAACAATTGCAGTAAGTAATATAAAAATGTATGCCCACATAATTAGATAGGAAGAGATGGCACTGACCGACTACCCAGCAGGATTTATAGCCGCCAACCAAGCTTCCTCGAAGCTCCTTAATATCGTCATGCTCATTGACGGAGTCCCTACAGCCCTTTCGATGTCGGCACTTTATAAATCTGCTCGTTATGGAGATCCAATCTTTTACGGAGACGCAAGCCTTGTCTACGGTGGTTTGATCGCAATTGATCCCAGAACATTTAAGCCTCTGATTTCAGTCGATAGTAATTTGACAATAGGGCAAAGGCTTGAGCCGGAACAGGGTAAGGCCGCAATTTCCACCCTGACAATTATACTCGTAGACCTAGCCCAGTACGTGACACAGCTAATGACCCCAGGAGTGATCGTTGATGAGCCTCTTGGTAATAAATTTGTCACAATAAAACTGGGCTATCTTAATTCGAGTTACCCAGAGGACTATTTCACTATCTTTAGGGGATACATTGCTGATGTGATGTTTTCTCAAGGTAAGTACTACATCACAATTCAAGACCCAAACACCAAAGGCAAGGGACAGATTTACTTCACTCCCCAAAGTGTTTTAACAGGCGACATTACAAGCGGTCAGACCACGATTCCGTTTGTAACCACTGGCTACTACACTCCGATTCTTGGACCAAATGGGGCCTATGATTCAACAATACAAACATATCTTGTTATTGGTTCTGAGATCATTTCATACCTTCCCGCAGGAATTGCACCCACTCAAATCACAGGAGTTACAAGGGGTGCTCGTGGCACAACGGCGGCATCTGCTGCCACTGGCGATACGGTAAACAACTCAATTCAGATCCAAGATAATTTCATAAACATTGCGCTCAAGACTTATCTGTCGGGATGGAATGGGCCGTGGATTAGTAACGTAGCAGTTTTAAACATCCAAGACTCTCTTACAGAAGGAATTATTGCCAATGCTATTCTTTTACCAATTGGGAAGAACGCTGTTGATGATTATGGTCTGGTGGTGGGCGACTACGTTACTGTATCAGGCAGTATTGTCGGAAATAACGGGACAAAAATCATTACGGACATTCAATCTAACGGTCAGGGTGTTAATAACCTTATTCTTTTTGATAGTAATTTTGTCGCTGTTGAAAGCCCTGCTCCTCCCGCCGTCGTACTCGCTTTTAGATCACAGTTTGACACTTACCCAGTCGCCGCCGGACTCCAACTAACTCCAAGAGATGTGGACGTAGCGACCTTTATTTACTTCAGAGACAATTTTTTCAGTCAGGGCGAAAACACTCTCAGATTTTACATTGATGCCGCTTCCAAGGGAAAAGATTGGATCGAAGCCCAATTGATGCTACCTCCTGGGTGTTATTCGATCACTCGATTTGGCAGGCTGTCGATGACGATGGCTCGTCCACCTATTGCTGGATCGAAACTTCCAATTCTAGATAAAGATTCAGTGATTGATCCAAACTCAATTCAGTCCGCCAGAAGTGTAAACAACAGGCAATATTTCAACGAGATCAAATACACCTACGACGTTGAGGACGACAACTCTACATTTGACTCGACTGAATCAATCTTGGATACGACTTCACTCACTCAGGTGGACATTCCAACCGTTTTACCAATCGCATCTCTCGGTCTTAAGACTGATTTGAACGCCCCAATAATTATAAAGAAGCGTGGAACATTTCTGATCAATCGCTATAAAAAGGGCGCAATCATAATCACAATGAAGGTCAACTTTAAAGTTGGCGCTATGATCGAATCTGGTGATGTTGTTTTGGTGAACGACAACGGGGATCTCCAAATTACAAACTATGAATCTGGAGCTCGAAACCTTGGCTCTCAATTGTTTGAGGTGATCGACAGACAGTATTCAATGAAGGATGGAGTCGTAACGCTTAAACTAATGAGCGGGATTGGTTTCAAGATCACCGACAGATTCGCAACGATTGCCCCGTCCTCCATTGTAGTTGCGGGATCTACGACAACCAAAATAAAATTCCAGGATAGTTTCGGTGCCGTATTCCCTGGCAATGAAAAGGCCAAGTGGGAACCACTCGTAGGAATGAACGTTTTCGTTCACAATCAGGATTGGTCAAATATCAGTAACGACGTTCAACTCCTTCCTTTTAGCAATCTTGACCCCTACAGCATGAACGTAAGTCCAGCATTGAATTACACTCCTGGCGTGGGGGATATTATTGAAGTCTCGTTCTATGCTGTTCCAGATCCCTTAAACCAGGCATTAACAAAAACTCTGTACGCATTTCTTAGCCCTTCAATACCTATTACTGGAGTCTCATCGACAGTTTTTCACGTTACCACTCCGGCAGATATGGCTAAGTTTACGGTGGGTTTACCAGTAATTGTTCGCAGTGCGGATTATTCGTCCTACAGTGGTGAGAGAAACGTGACAGTGATTGATAATGTGTTAAATAGAATTACGGTTGCAAGTGCTTACGATATACCATTTGCTAACATGGCCGTGGCCGATGGGGTTGGATATACGGACGGTCTGGGGTTTTACAGATGGATTTAAACAGTGAGGTGATTTATTAGCGACATCCCAAACTCCACACTACCAATTGAGATTCAAGGGGCCGTAACCAGGGCTCCAGTTTCAGAGTCACTCATTCAGGCGATGGGTGGTTTAATGAACTACCTTCGAAGCATTATTCCAAATATTGGCTTCAAATTTGATGCCTTCACTTCAAATGGGACTTGGACAAAACCCTCGGCGGGTGCCGGAGTAGTGTTCCTGATCGGCTGGGGAGGCGGTGGCGGGGGCGCCTCAGGACAGAGCCCTACCAGCGGGGGGAGCGGGGGAAACGCTGCCACGATAGGGATAAAGCTCGTGGATGTGACCGCAGAAACGACATGTGCGGTGACAATCGGGGGCGGGGGAGCCGGGGGTAATCCTAATGGAGCTGAGGGCGCAGACACAAACTTTCACCTTAATACCGGCAACGTCGACACTCTGTTTTTGGGCGGAGACGGGGCAATAGGAAATATCACGCCCGTAGGATTCGTGAATAACCCACCAGGGCCCGGACAAGGAGCTCCAGGCTCACTTGCGACCAGTTTCAATTACACCGGTGGATCCCAATCTGGTGGCGACGGTGGCGTATCACCAGGTGGAGCTTATGACGGTGGCGGCGGAGGCGGCGGTCCTGGTGGAAATGGTGGAGCAGGGGGTTCAGCAGCAAGTGGGGCAGCAGCGGGGGCCAATTCAGGCGCTGGCGGCGGTGGGGGCAGCGGAAATGGATCGAGTTATGTGGGCGGGGCCGGAGGTTCTGGTAAGCTTTTCGTGCTGTACTTGAAGCTAGCTTAAGGTTTTTGGTCGATTAACCGTTAGATTAAGGGGGTATTAATGGAACTTTTAACAGCGTATTTGCCTATAATTCTTTTGGTCTGTCAGGTCATTGGGGGACTCACCCTGGCCGCTACCATTTTGGTCAGAATTCCTTTGTTCAAACCTGCGACAAATATCGTAGTCGATGTGGACAATTATTGGCTTAAAGTTGTGAGCTGGCTTCCCACAATCGGGATAGACCCTCACACTCAAAATTTGATTGCAGCTTTACAGGCCGAAATGCCTACGGCTGCTCCTCTTCCTCCACCTGTTACACCGCCTAAAGTGTGATCACCGCTTGGGAGTTTATTAAGGCCCTACCCGCAATCTTTGCGTTTTTCCGTCAAGTGCGGAAGTGGGTTCATCAGGAAAGGGACGCTAAACTCCGTCAGGCGAAACTTCAGGTAGTGACCAATGCTTTTCAACAATCAACCCAAGCGGGAAACACGAATGCTATTGAAAATCTTTTCAAGCCTCCTGGTTCTTGAGTTACTTGGATGTTCACACGGGAAGCTTTCAGAGCCGATTGTTTTTAGGGGCGATCACGTTAATCAGGAAATCATGCGAGATCCTGTAACTAAAATTAAGTGCAACGACCCTCAGTTCGATCAATATTATTGCATTAACAAGCAAGATTTTGAGGACATGGTCACAGAGCTTTTATATTTAAGAGCAAAGGACGCAGGAAATGAATAATTTCACACCAATTTCAAAAGACCGACTCAACGGATGTCACCCCGACCTTCAGATTTTATTCGAGCACGTTAATGAAAATTATCCTTGCACAATTCTCGTAGGCGTTAGGGGCCAGGCCGATCAAGATGCAGCAGTAGCCGCCGGAAAATCAAAAGATCCCTGGCCCACATCTAAGCATAACCAGGTTCCATCTCTTGCAGTGGACGCGGCCCCACTGCCTCTAGACTGGGTGGACATTCGTAGATTCTATCATTTCGCTGGATATGTATTGGCAGTGGCCGAAAGTTTGGGTATAAAAGTTCGTTATGGTGGGGACTGGAAAGGCGACCGACTGATGAATCCACCCCATACCTTAAACGATCTAGATCACTGGGAGTTAATTGTTGATAATCCAGTTCAAACTTAATAACGGTAAAATTGCTTCAATAGACAAAAACTTTGCTCATCTTTTTGATTCTTGAACTGGTCCAGAAGCCGACTGATACACCCGAAGATTCGTCGCCGCCACCGTCAACTTGAAATCTTGATTAATGTTAACGAGATATTCTATTGCGCTTTCTCTGATTTTATTTTGATCCTCTAGTTTGTAACTGTCACAAATATAACCCCATCCATCGGCATTTAATTGCTTAAAGGCATCCGTTTCACAAAGTTCGATGAGCCGTCTAAGTTCGTATTTGAAAGCGTGCGGTTTGTAGTTGATGACCCCTGGAATTCCTTGCCACTCTTCCCAGTCTGGCGCGAGAACAATTCCACCAGCCATCAGACCTTCGAGTGCCGCGATATTGCTCTTACACCGATTGAAAATATTGTCGAACAACGGGCAAATAGTAAGGTCAGGCCTAACTTGATTCAAAATTTTAAAGTAACTGGTTACATCTGTGCCTGAAACACTCACACAATTTTCAGTTTCCTCGATAATTTTCCATGGTTTTTTCCCTACAAACCAAAACTCCCAGCCAGGATATTCGTTTGCCACCTGAATAATATCGCCTGTTACGTGCTCCAAATCTCGCTCGTGATGTACTCCACCCCTCCATAGAACCCTTCTTGGCGTGGGGCGCGTGTCTACATTTCTGTAGCCTGTCCATCGCGTTTCAAGAAATGCATTTTTAATAATTACGGTATCATTTTCAGGTCTGAATCTATCCAGTACTTTTTTAAGTTCAACTGTAGTCGTGGTTACAACCTTGGCCGCTACCAACATTGAAATCATGTCCCCTTGAACCTCTGGGTCCATGTACTGCTCATAGGATTTATTATCGTGAGGTATTTTGAAAAGGTGATCGTCAATGTCCAACCAAATTGGAGTTTCATAATCAAGGCAAAGTCTGGCGATCTGTTTGTGAAGTTTCGTCCACGGTCTATGCATGAAAACAATATCCGCATCAGCAACGTGTGTCCATTTTACATCCTCTTGATCCATTCTCATAAAAAGCAAATTGAGTCCTGAATTTTTTCTTAAGTGGGTGAAAGGGCCGAAACTTCTCCACCATGAGCCTGACTGATCAAGACTGTCTGAAATTACAAGTATTTTTATCATTCCCGTAGGCTTGTAAAATCCTGACAGACTGTCAAGGCAAAATAATTCTTTCGTGCCTCTGATTAAGGTGGTCAAGACAGATGCATTCAACTGGAAATCGGTCTGCGTAGTGACCAACAGAAGTCTCATGGAACGAGCCGCAGAAGGCGTAGCACTTATCAGATGGAGAAACGTTTATTTTTCTGACCAGACTTGAGCAGGTGACGACGCCAGTTCCAAAAACTGTAAACATTACTATTGCCAGAAGGTAGAATTTCAAATCATCGTTTGGATCAAAGCTCATTAATGATAGACCTCTTTGCTCTTTTAACTAATGGCGGCGAAATTATGCCAAGAGCTTGGTAATGTGACCATTTTGCTTTTAATCTTGAGACAACAGTGGTTCTTTTTAGCTTAAAGACTTTAAGCCATTCGGCAAGACTCTTCTCTTCTCCGTTGATTGTTAACCTTATAGTTGTTCGCTTATTATTATTCTGGTAAAAAATGCTAGACCATTCACAATTTGACAGAGTGTAATTTCCATTATTATTTTTCCTATTAAGAGTTGTGTTTATGGGCCTATCTCCCATATCTTTATAAAAATTTTCGAAGTTTAACCAATTTTTGTCGACGCAAATTCCTCTTCCACCGTAGTCTTTATATTTTCGTGAGTTTTTGTTTGTACATCTTTGAATCATTGCATCCCATGATTGATAACACGATGCCTTAGTTAAACCGTGTCTTCTTCCAAATTTCTTATTTTCATCTATTTTCATGAATCATATTCCTTATCATATCCATAGTCTGATCGCGAGTCGGAACGTGCAAAAATCTTTCCTCATTTGCGGCCTGTTTTGATCTGTCATCATCGAGTTTTTGCTCAATCTTGTCCAGTCGCGCGAAAAGTCTGTTAATGAAAAACCCTACAAGTATCGAGGTGATGGTGCCAAAAATCCCAAAGATTGCTACGTACATTCGGATTTCAATAATATTGGGGGAAACGTAGTCGCTATCGAGACCTGGGATTTTAAGCGGGATCGACCCCTCTCTGGCAGTAGCGGCGAAGGCGAAAAGAACAATGCTAATTACGACTGCCCACAGTAGGAAGTAGGGCCAGGCGCTCCCAAGTGCTTCTAATTTGCTCGATCTCAGCCTGAACCACATAGTCATAAACTAACACGGCCCTTTCCTCAATAGTCAACTCGGCTATGTTGGGGTCTTTCAGGAGTGTTTCAATGGCTTCGATTATACGGTCTCTGTTGGGGTCGTAGGACATTTTCCCATGATAACCTAATCGTCATTGTAGGGGACGGGCATGGGGCCTTTGTAGGGCTCCCTAAGCTGTCTGGTGTCCTTGCATGCCTGAGAGAACGTCCAAGACTTTTGACCATTGGTATTTCGGTATATTGATTCACAGACAAACCGCACTTCAAAGTCTGATTCTGAATGATTCACTCGGGCTTTTTGGATGGCCCGGCATTTGCTGCAACGGAAATCCATATCTAACCATAGCGCGTCTAGGCAAATTTGCAAACTATCTTTTTGGACCCCAGATTTGACAACCAAGCCACCAGCCTGGTGACAGAAGACTCAAATCCAAATTGGCCTGAACCTTTCTGCAACCTGGAGCCGATGGGACCTTTCTAACCGCATTCATATCAAATGGTATCCAGAGTATCCAAGTCGCTAAAATCAAAATCAAAACTCTTAGTGCAATCGCTACAGCTCTTTTCATAATGGAATCTCCAATGGTCTTAGTCCTGTTGGTTCTACACGAGTCTCACAATTCTCGCATATAATAATGTGTCTTGTCCCATCAAACTCGGCTGGAGGAGTGCTACGGATCTCCACGGGCTCAATTCGGTAGGCCTTGTGTTTACATCTGAGTTTAAGAAAATGCCAAACCACTTGATTTAAGTAGGTCGTCTTTGCTTCGTAGGTCATAGATTCGATGTGCTTTAGGTGATCTGCTGTAAATGGTCCGATTTGAATCATAGTAAATCTACCAATGCCCAATGAGTTTTAATTACCAAAAGAGTCGTGTCCTGCGGTAAGCATCCCATTTCTGGAGTGTAGTAAGACAGAATCTTATCCTTCAGTTTCGCTTTGCTAATTAACCTACGGAATGGCCACGGTGTCAAATATGCAATCAAAGCCCATTGTAAATAGCCGTCAGTCTTGCCGGTGAACCTGATTCGTTTGGCTCCGTCGTCCCAGTAGGGCAAATAGAAAAATAAAACTTGAATAAGCTGTGAGAGACAGCGAAGCCACGTTATTTTTCTTAATTCAGCCAAGTATCCGGGAGTAACATAGTTTCCGTTGCCCGTTTTGTAACCTCTTCCAGTCACTTGATCGTAAATCTGAACTTGTTGCTTATAATTGCAGGTCTCTCGAAAGAACATGTATAGCGGCTTCTCCTGATCCTCGGTCGTATCGTTGGCGCCCCAAATACTTTTCGGATGCCTGATCACTCCGTTAGGGGTAAGAAACTGATCAAGTTTTAATTGTGGGTGATACTGTTTATTAACAAACCACCAAGATAAACCAAAAGCACTAGAGTCAAACGCACTATCCCCGTATCTACCATCGGACGTTGGACCGTCTTGATCCCTAACCAAAGTTCCATCTTCAAAGTGCATTATAATTTCTCCAATACCAGAATAACTTCCTGGCCGTTCAAAAACCACTCTACTATCTTAAAAGTCTTAACCAGTTCACTAAACTTCTCAAACATTTCATTTAATACTTGTTCATCCCAACAGTGGAAGTGGATATCAGCGTCTTTAGGCATTTCGCGTGCTCTTTTCAGAGCTACCTCTATATCGTTTTTATCAACGCGAACAAAATACTCGATGAGGTGAAATATTCTATTGTCTGCCACTGTCCCAGGATACAAGTACTCCCCAAGCAAGTGCTCATAGCTTGTAACGCGTCTACCTCTATCGAAAGTAAATCTCTTATCTGGCACCGCGATCATAAGATGTCCACCTGGTTTTACAACGCGAAGCCAGTTTTCAATAGCACTTAGAGGATTTTCCATGTGCTCAAGAACGTGGGAGCTGCAAAGAAAATCAAATGACTCGGTATCAACTCCCTCCAGTGTTTCAGCCGAAGTGATGATATCTGTTTCAACAATTGGTTTGTGTTGACACTCCGGGAACTGTGCGAAGAGTTCAGCCCTAGTTTTCTTATCGGCGTAGGTGACTTTCCCAGGTACGGGCCAGGGATTATGGAAAGCGCCAACCTCAATGCCAAGACCATTGCCGTACTTTTTTCCTAACTCAATCCTTGTCATATTTTAATCCTAGTAGAAAAGTTACAGGCCACAAAATAATAAATATAACCCATAAAACGTATATCATTCCTAAAGGGATACCCCTACATGCTTTTACAAACTCATCTTTAAAATAAAAAACTGTTACTCCTTGAATAATAATACCCAGAAGTAAGTAAATATAAAGATACGTCATCCCCACTTCCCCCAAATAAATCCCGCCAAGAAAAACATAAAGAATTCAGTAATCTGAACCCAGTTTGTTGGGGCTTCGTTGATGGTCATGCGCGAAACTCTTTCAATTTTCGTTCGAGTTCCATGTAATCTTTTGCGTCGTTTTTGTGAAAAGGTCTTGCCTCCTCTGCAGCTTTCAAGGGGGGTCGCCATGGAATTGATTCCATTCCGCACTTAGGGTCGGTGCATTTTACCATACAGTAGTCGCCAATCAAAAAGAGACGACGATTATGTACGTGTAAACCTAAGAATCTTTTAATCGCATCTATTTTACTCATCTCTTCCCCCTAAACTCATCCTCAATCATCTTTTCGCCTTTCTGTCAGCCAACACTTGAATTTTATATTGTTCGGGGCCCAAAGGAACAGTCCCAAATATTGATTTATCATGCTCACGTTTTTTAAGTTCTATCTCCACTTTTAGACAAGTTGGGCACGGATACATTCCTTCGACTTGATCGCCGCATTCCTGACAGATTCTGAAGGCGCTGCCGTCTTTCATGTTCCCCCGTCCTTTCGGCTTGAGAGTTTGGAGAGGGCTTCGCTACAAATGGCATTGATTTCATTCATGTTTGCAAACTGTTTGTTAAAACTATTTTCAGTCAGACAGTAGACTCGACTCAAAAATTCCAAAGCAATCTCCAAATCCGCTTTTAATTTGGCGTTCTCGGTGGCGAGGGTGTCGCGTTCAATTCTAAACTCATCGGTTAAGTTTTGTTCTCTGTCTACTCGCTCTTTCCATAAGTCTCGCTCGTCCATTAGATTTGACACCGACTTGAATCCCGCCGGTCCAAACACTTCTTTAAATCTGGCTTGGAGAGCGGTGTAGGCGCTGTATTCGATGACGTGGATTGGTTTTCTCGAATCTTTGTTATTCCAGTAATACCCATCTAGCCATTGGTCTCTCGATTTTTTATCGAGAAAAGTCTTAGTTATCTGATTAATACGAGGGTCTAAGATTCCATACCACTCTCGCGGTTTCTCCCCCATAGGGTCTTTAGTGTCGTTCATAATTCACCCAGTGGTATCCAAGAATAATCGTCAACGTAGTTGAAGGGGTGGTGCTCGAAAGCATCGTTATGCCCCCACTCAAACATAATTTCGCAATCCTCCATGAAGGTCTGGAGCACGATGCAGTTAATCTCCGGCGAATACCACGCGAATTGTCTCACAATATCATCTCCTCTTTAGTGTCGTTCATTTGCGGCCCCGCTTATCGTCACAAACTTCTGTAGCGAACCTTAGGGCCATAGCTGCGACTTGGATCGCCTCTTTACGCATTTCTTTTAGGTCACGCTTTTTCTGATTAGTCCAAACATGTTGTTTTAATTCGTCAAACTCTTCAGCTAAGACGGCAAAACCTTCGTGCGCTGAATTGAATTTCGGCCACATACTCGTAGCTCTCTCAACTTCTTTGCAAGCCTCAAGAGCTGCGAGTTCAACTTCATTATCTGGAAACTGTGACGGGTATCCCATTTACATCATCTCCTCTTTAGTGTCGTTCATCGTTGAAAATCCTCGGTTTTATTTTTTAAAATTGCCAGACATCGTTTACAGGTAATATTTTTGGGATTTTCAATATCAATCAATCCATCTGAAATTCCACAAAGCAACAAGTAACGATTGCGCCAACGCCAGTGGTGAAATTTTTTAGACCATCCTCCATAGAATTTCATCGCCTCTTTAGTGTCGGGGGTGCTCATTGATTCGTCCTCGCGGCGGCTGTCTCTAAACCGTCAAATATTTCATTGAGTTCTTTTTTGTTGATACCTAACGCCTCACACGCATCGAACTGTGAGTGGTCATATTCTGGTGGACATCCATGCGGGGCTGATTGTAAGCCTTTAATTGTTTTTCCCTCCAGCTCAACGGTAAAAGGAACATCGCAAACTAATACTTTTCCGCACCTTACACATCTATCACTCATTGATTCGTCCTTTCATACCTACGGATGGGGAGGGGGTTCATTTGGTGCCTCGGTAATACCAGCGCCAGAAAAAACTAAACCAGCCCTCGAGTCGGTTCCATTTTTTCCAGTCAACTTTAATTCGCTCAATATCTATCTCCTCAGAAATTTGGACTCGCGCAGGCGGTAGTTCAATATGAACTGGGCCGTAGTCTATTTTCGTTCTTAACCAGTCGCTCACTCATGCCTCTTTCTAAAGTCGGTAACAAGTTGAAGTCCAAGCGCGTGATCTTGTGGGTGATCAACCTCGTCAACATTCCCTTTTATCCAATCAGCAAGCCTCGCCTCTGATTCGAGGGCCTGCTCAAGGGCGGTGATGATTTCTAAAACCTGGCAATCACACAATGTTCTCTCGTGGCTTGTAATTACGGATTCAGCGTTCGGCCTAGGAACTAGACACACAAGTCCTTTACGCATCTCCGCGAGCTTCGAGTGGATTTTTGTCATCGCACTTGCTCCGGCTTAACGAAAATGAATCGTTTTACTTCATAACAACTTGGATACAAATTCGCCGTTTGGTTCCAAGGGGGCACTTGATCTATTGAAACTTTTTTCCGCATGATTAGTGGCTTGGCTTCATCGAAGGACCAGCATTGTTTTGAGCCACCGCCGCCGTGATTATAAAAATCCTGTTCGCATCCTTCACAGTCTTTCTTTTTCATCTCACTCTCCCTCTGAATCTAGTTTTTTGATTTCTTTTAAAAGAAAGTCGCATACTTGCCCAGCCTCTAGTTTAAAATTCGGTTCGTTCCCAATCTCTACTTTCTCTTTAAAAACTATCTCCGCATCCATTTTTCCACGAGCCGCGAAGCCTGCGAGGAAGGCTGTCTCGTGAGATTTATAAGAATCACGCGGAACTATCGACCGCGCATACTCTTCTGCTAGTTGAGATTTACTCATTTATTTTCCTTTCAAACTCTGGACGGGTGGTGTACGAGACACTTGAAAACAAGTACACCTGGCTTAATTGCCCCCGCCCAAATCATAAATTACTTCCAAGTCTTCCAAGATTGCGCTTCCTTCTAAGGATTTCGGTAGTTTCGTCAGTCACCTCACCAGGCTTTTTAAGAAACTGAGTCGATAGGTGTTCCTTCTGAAGATCCTCTAGGGTTGGCGCTGTGTAGTAGTAAAGCGCCAAGCTCATTCGATTAGTCTCTTTACAGTTCCAAGGAGTACCGAGACCGTGAGGCGCATCTGGCGTTTCAAATATCACCATACGATTCATTATCGGAGCAATTGAAAAGACTGCCTTAGACATATCCTTCTCCCAAAGCTCCAAAGCGCCGCCCTTGTCGTGAGTGTAGTCCTTGTTGAGATACAGAAGGACGTTGAGTCTACGAATGAGTCCCAGCTTTTCGTGCTTAGTGAAATCGCGGTGTATTGAAAGTTTACCGCCGTAAGTGTGAATATGAATTCCCCCGCCACGAAGTGTGTGATCTCCGATTAAACCATTAATACCAGTCAGTTGTTCAAGCATTCCAATAAATTTACCGCCAAGACTCTCTAGAAAAAAGTATTGTATTGTTGGGGCGAAAAGCTCCCATTTATCAGTGGCCAGTTTCCCCTCAAAGGCATTTTCGTAACTGTAAAATTTAGAAAAATCCTTAATATCATTAAGGTATATTTGGAATAATTCTGCTCGTTCCTTCATAATAGAATTATCAATGATCCACCATCGAAAGGGGGCTGAGCCGTATTTAGCCTTGGTAATATCAATCATTATGCCCTCCTCTGCTTCCAGTGAACATACTTTGGCGCCCTTATTTTTTTCTGCCAAGCCGTCTGAGCCCTCTGTCTTAGTCTCCATGTTTTGCAGGTCGTGGTATCGCTAAAGCCAGGACATTTCAGAGGATCGGAGCAGATACATTTTAAACCGAGGGTTTTCAAGGATTAAACTCCCATGAGTTTGGCTCTTTTATATTATTTGAATTATCTCTTAAGTAGAGGGCCGCAGAATATTGCAATTTAATGTTGTGGCCCCAACCCGCATGATTGTCGATTATATGCTGAGGCACTAAACCAACCGACAGATCAGTTAATTTATCGTGAGCACATCGCAAATGTGATTTTAGTTTATCAGAATAATCCTTGTACTCTCTGGCTTTATTTTCCCAATGCTTAATCAATTGTTTTTCAGTTTTAGTCTTCATCGTCCCACTCCACTTCCTTTTCTAACATCTCTTCGATCTCCTCTTCACACGTATAACAAATAGGTCCTAACCCCTCACATAGTTGCAAACAAGAATCACAGACTGTCATTTTTCCCCCTTCTTAGTTTCCAAATCCCGAAAGTATTCACGAATACCCATCCTTTCGCTTCCAGAATGGGCAGGAGACGCGGAAACCGATCGGTGAATAGTTTCCATCCAATTTGGCCCTGCATCGTGTGGCAGGCCCTACAGAGCGTCGTCCACTCGTGCTCCTCCCAGCCAGCTCCGCTACCTCTTGTCTTAAAATGAGCACGATCAAGCCCCTTGTGCTTCTGGCACGCTTGGCACTGTCCCGTCATTTCCAAACTCCTCGTTCATTTCGTCGGCAATTGATTTCCCAGGTGTCACATCCCTAGACCCGTCTAAATCTGGGGCAGTATGGAAATCGTATTCCGCAATTGGGACACCCACGATAGCATCGGGGAATTCAAATTTAACCGCAAGATTCATAGCCTTACGCATGAGCATTACTTTCGTGTGTTTCATCCAAGGGGAGTCTTCGTTAGGAATCTGTTTCCCCGTCTTCTGATTATTTACGTATTCGGCTTTCATGGCCGGATAAAAGCCTCCAGCGGTAGCCTCGTCGATGGTGTAGGTGAATTCGTTTTCAGGCCGACCCTTTCGTTTAATCTTACAAACCCCCGCGAACGGTTTCATGTGTAAATTTTTATTGGCAGTGCAAATTTCTTTGTAGTCAGAATCCAAAATTGAGACACGCTTCATTTCAATTTGTCCGGTCTGCTCCGCTATTGCCCCAGGAAGCTCACCGAAAATTGAAAGTGTTCCTTTGATATCGGCAATATTATTAATCGCAAGCTGCCATTTTTTACCCATTAAAGAGGTTGCTAGGTTGGCGGCCGCAATTTTAGCGGGAAAGGTTTTAAACCTAGTTGGAAATCCTCCACCCTCTGCTATCGCTGTAATTACTGATTTAAACTCCTGATGGTTTATCGGCGCAAGGGCCATATTTTCATCGAGGGCTATCGACTTTGGTTTTTCAACCACCTTAAGCTCAGCTTTAGGGGTCTCGGTTTCCTTGATCGGCTCTGTCGTTTCCATTTTTTGTTCCTTTCAAAAATAGTTTATAACTCGAATCATTAAAAAAATAAATACTTAATTAAGGAAAGTTTAACTTAGCAAATTCTCCCCAATACTCTATTGCGGCCAAATCATATGCTTGCGCCGCCGATATTGCCTCACTATATCGTCCTAAACATTTGGTCTTTCCATGCTGTTGTATTTTAGCTCTATACTTTTTATTAACTCTATCGAAACTCACCCCCTTAAATCCAGTGGTATTGTTTTTACACATCTTTTTGTTCATCATTTGCTGATGCTTCGTAGCCTCTCTAAGATTGGCCCATGAATTATCCATACGATTATTATTTATGTGATCTATTGTTTCTAATGGCCACTTGCCAGTCATATAAAGCCAAGCCAGTCTATGGGCAGGGTAATGACGATTTTTAAGGCTTATCTCAAGATACCCGTTTGAATTTACATATCCTGGTTTTAATTTTCTCCCTGGTCCCGATTTTAACCATAAAAATATCCCTGTACTTGGATAATATTTTAATACGGATTTAACAAATTCTAGGGTAACTAGTTTTTTATAAATCATTTATTTCCACCGGAAGAGAGGGATACTCTGGAGGTGAAAGGCCAACAATTTCGTCCGGATAGCCTGGATAGATTCCAGTTTTTAAACATTCAGCATATATACCCATAAGATGACTTCTCCATTGTTCTCCAATGGCTAGGCAGCCCATATCGAGATTGTAAGGGATTATTCCGTATGACCCAAAGTTCTCCACCGCCAGAAGTGTGATGTTATCTGTTTTGGAAATCTTAGCCAGTTTCAGGCAATGAACGTAATGGGCAGCCCCTAGGATATAAAACCTCTTACCCCATTTATCGGAAAATATTTCCTGTGGAAAATCTCTGGCGAATTGCCGGGTACTTTTGATGTCCACACAATAACCAGAAGCAGAAATAAAATCAGGACGGCATTGTAGAAGTATTCCCGTTTCTTTATCTTCAACGAACAGAGATGACTCTCTGATAGAGCCCTTTAGCATATTCGTTAACAGACGGCTATTTTTAACCGACTTCGCTACCCCGATTAAAACAGCCAGCTCATCTTGAGTTACAACAACTGCATCCTTTGCTAGAGATGCGTACCAATCTTTTTTGGCTTGTTTAGCTTCTCCAGATTGCGTACTGTCACGACCGTCCTTAGTTTTCCCAGTGAAAACAGGCTGTACAATGTACGTGTCCATAAACTTTTCACCGTTCTCAAACAGTGAGTGAATCAATCTACCAAGATGTTTGGCCGGGGTATCCTCATCCGGTTCATTTTTAGATTCTTTAAAATACTTCGGGCTTATTTTCAGCTTGCCCAAAGAGCTGGCCCTGAACCCCGGCTCTGCCGCGTACTGTTGATAATCCAAACCAATAATTAATTTCCCTAATTCCATTTCAACTCCCTAGTGTAAATCACATTCTATAAGTGGTTCATTTGCGTTCAAAAAATAAACTCCCTGATCCAAACATTTTTTGCATTTAATATCCGGTCTAGCGGCCACCATTGCTCTTATGGTCATTTGAAAATTGGTATAATCCTCGTCACTCAAGTTATCATCTAATTTTCTACGAGCGTAAGTTCTCATCATTGAAATATCTTTAGGGGAGAAAATTGATCCGTCCATCGGATGCATATCCTCAATACGAGTAGCCATTTTTTCATTCCTTCGAAATCTTGAAACAATTTCGTGAAACCATTCTATTTTTGGTGGCTTATCGGACCACATAACTTTATCAATGCACTTAGAAAAATACGTCTTAGACAAATCCATTACGATATTGGCCAATACTTTGGTTTTTGTTTTCGTATAAAACCCTTTAAAATTCTCGTTAAGCCTTCTAATCTCCGATTCAAATTCCTCTGCTGTCATCTCGCTCCTTCCAAATTTCATCCCAGTCTTCACGACTTAAACCGCCTGCATTAAACTGCTCAGATGTCCCTGTTTGAGGATCTAGCCAGTCTTCCCAGGTTGATAAGAATGTATCGAATTGTTTTATGTACTTAGGTTCGGTCCCGTCCTTTGACAGTTTCGCTTTATAATTTGCGATAGCCATTTTGATACGATCAAAGTTATCAGGATTCTTGAGAATTGTTCTTAACCTAGAAAATCCTGCCTTCTTTCCAATCTTTTTTGGATACAGTGAATAAAGCTCACTCGCTCGAACGTCAGTTTGAGCATATGTATTTATTTCTTTAGAGAAGAGTGGAGTAGAGAAGAGTAGAGAAGAGGCTTCGGTTTGCTTGCCAACCGCTTGCTCCCGCTTCGCCCCGCTTGCCGCTAAGTTATTAATATCACTACGTCTCGTTTTTCCAGATTTTAAACCGCCTTTACGCCCAGCCTCGACCCTTTGCAGTAACCAATCGAATTGAGACTCAGCGCCACAAACATGAACTGACCCCTCAATTATTTTGGCCAAACCGACCTCAATAATTTCACTTTTAAGTTCTTGAGCGTCCCATTCAGACTTAGGAATTCGAGACCTATCTTTTTTCCAATGTTTTTGACCCAATGACCAGGCCAATATTAAGGAGCCGAGAGCCGCCTCTAAGGAGCCTAATTTTGCAATTAGTTTAATGAACCTACGATCCTTATAAAGATCATCTTCGATGTTTATGCGAGCCAAGTTGATACCCCCAAGTAGCAATCCGTGCTGTTTATTTTGTTTACTTTCGGGAGGTAATTAAATAGAGTGCTTTTTAAAGGCGCCTTGCTTGATTCTCCATAGAGCAAACGTGTCTGAGATTCATTAACTGCAACCTTGAATCTCAAAAAACCCATCGGGCCCGGCACGGCCCAATGAATTTCAAATTGAAATTATTAAACCCCCTGTAGGGTGTAAACCACAAAGTTATAACACACAGTGTTACTTACCATTATATTTTTCATTGTCCATACCTAAAAAGTCTGTTTTTAATAGACCATGTTAATCCAAGATTTGAAGCCTAATCCCAGAAATCCCAGAAAAATCACAGAGGAAAAGCTCGAGTTCCTTCGGAAAACCCTGAAAAAATTTGGTGACTTAGGCTGTATTGTTTTTAATAAGAAAAATGAATCCCTGGTAGGAGGTACACAGCGCTCCAAGGTCTTCGATTCTCAGATCAAAGTGGTAATAGAGACCAAATACGATAAGAAAACCAAGGTCGGGACGGTGGCTGAGGGGTATATCGTTTCAAACGGTGAGCGCCACAAATATCGTGAGGTCGAGTGGGATGAGGATACCCATAAGGCCGCCACTATCGCAGCCAATAAAATGGCCGGTGAATTCGACCCATTGGGTTTATCGGAACTGATGAGAGAGTTAAACGAGACCGGTTTCGATCTTGACCTGACGATGTTCAACGAAATCGAAAGGGCCAATTTCCTGGCCGATATTTTGGATCCAAATAAAGAGTGGCACGACGTAATGCCGGAGTTTAAACAAGAGGATCAATCGGCAGAACAACAGATCACGATCAATTTCAAATCCTATAAAGACGTAGTTAGATTCGGGAAACTTATAAAACAAAAGCTAACCGAAAATACTAGGAGTATTTGGTTTCCGAAAGCGCCTAAAGATGTCGAAAAAAAGAAATACAAAAACAAATAAGTTCGACCCCCAGCATCCCCTATATATAGTGAGCAAGGGCCGTTCTGAGTACATGATGACCAGCAAAGCCCTAACGAGAATGGGCGTCGATCATTTTATTGTCGTCGAGCCTCAAGAGGTAAAACTTTATAAGGACTCGATTAAGAAATTAAAACTACGAACGACGGTAGTTGAACTAGATATGGGTTTTAAAAATAAATACGAATTGTGTGACGAATTTGGATTAACGAAATCAACGGGGTCGGGGCCGGCAAGAAATTATGCTTGGGAGCATTCAATTAAATCCGGCTCGACCCATCACTGGGTTATGGACGACAACATTCGATGGTTTAGGCGAATCAATAACAATCAAAAAGTTATACTCGAAAGCGGTTCAGGGTTCAGAGCGATGGAGGATTTCGCTAAGAAATTTATAAACGTCGCAATGGCAGGGCCACAGTATTCGTTTTTCTCTCCCAGAAAAGAAAAATACAAACCGATCATTTTAAACACCAGGGTATTCAGTTGTAATTTTATTCGCAATTCTGTTCCGCTTCGTTGGCGTGGTCGATACAACGAGGACATAATCCTCTCGCTCGATATGCTGAAGGCCGGTTGGTGTACACTATTATATAGAGCGTTTACACAGGACAAAATGATTACCCAGGCCATGAAGGGCGGGAATACGACGGAACTTTACGAGGGAAAAACCCTTTCCAAAGGCGAAAAATATTCCAAGACTGGAACGAACCAGAAATCTATTATGCTCCAGAGACTACACCCAGAATACGCTGAAGTCGTTTGGAAATACGATAGAGTTCACCATAAAGCTAACCTACGATCCTTCCAGAAAACTAACCGACTTATAGTCGACCCTACGTGGAAACCGCCCCAGGATAAAGAATACGGGTTAGAGCTTAAAGCTACGTAGGTTTTAAGTTGATACAATAATTATTATTTTAATGATTTTTCTAAAGATGTGTAATATACTGTTCTTAATGGAGGTATTGATGGATTCCTTAACAGCATATCTAGAAGTAGTTGGAGTTTTGGTAATAATGGCGGTGATGTATTTTTTCTTAACAAGGGGTTCAAAATGAAACCATCAGTAATAATGGATACAAAATATCATGAAGAGATTGAGACTCTTTA